CATACCAACTGCACCTAATCAATACTGTGTATTCAATTATGATACAAAGCAATGGGTTGATCCAAGAACAAATGAAACTCAATGGATCATAATTAAATCTCAACGTAATGCTTTGCTTGCAGAATCAGATTGGACGCAACTTCCAGATGTTTCTATAACTAACAAAGATCAATGGATAACCTACCGTCAAGCATTGCGTGATATAACAACGCAAACTGATCCTTTTAACATTATTTGGCCTTCCAAACCGGAGTAAATCATGGGCGCATCATCAGCACAAGTTCAATCACCTCAGAGTTCATCTGGAAAGGGTGTTGCACCATCTCAAGGACAGCAAATGTCTAGCGGCAAGGGAAGCTCTCAATCATTAGCTGCTCCAGAGCAAATGCAAGGCTCCCAGGGTGCAGTAACGTTTCCAGGTCAAGGTGGTCAACCGCAAATGGGTATGCCAAACGCATATTCCAATACCATTGATCCAAACATGACTCAGGGTAATGGTGGGCAAAACGGTATGTGGGATAATTCAACCCAACCTAGCGGCAAAGGTTCTGCCGGTAATTCTGGTTTATCCAGCAAAGGTAAGAGGTAATAATCATGGGAATGGGCAAATCTTCTGGTGAACAAAAAACCACTGTTCAGATGACTCCTGAGCAGCAGGAAACTATTCGCATTCAAAATGAAGCGCTAAAGAATACGTTTCTTCCTGCTTACCAAAATACGGTAACCGGTGCAAAGAATATATACGACACTACTGCTGGTGGAGTTAAAAGTGCTGCTGGTGCTGCATCTGATGTAGCTGCTGGTACAGGTGCTTTACAGGGTGCTGTAGGTGCTGGTAGTCTGTTGTCCGGTGTACAAGGTCTTCAATCCTTGTTTGACCCTAACTACGAAAAAGGTCAGGTCAATGCTGCACTGCAAGCAGGACGAGAATCTGCTCGTGAAAGCCAAGCTGGACAGAATGCTATGTACGGTGGTGCTGGTGGTCTAGGATCGGCTCGTATGGCCTTGGCAGACACCAATCTAGCCGGTCTAAATGCACAGCGTCAAGCTACTGCTGCTGCTGGAGCGCAAGCCCAGGTTCAGGCTAACAAAGCTGCTGCCGCTAACCAACTGGCTGCTATTGGTGGTCAAGGATTGACTGCTGCAAACCAAGCTGCTGCTTCCCGTATTGGATACGCTGGAGCGCCACAAGACCTGTACAGCAAATACGCTTCTATTGTCTTTGGTACACCTCAAGCTTCTACTAATCCAAACTATGCTGGTACGCAAGGTGGTACGTCTACTGGTAACAGCAAAAGCATGGGTGCTTCTTTTAAAATGCCAGGGACTTAAATTATGGAAAAAAATCCTTTTTCCGGTGCTGGTTTAGGTCAATTTGGAAATGAATCATCTTATTTTTCAAAAGGTGGTTCTGGAGTTGATCCTTTATCTTACATGGCTGGATATGCTTTAGACAAGCTAACTGGCGGTTCAAATATGGGCAAGAAAATGATGGGTTCATCTTTTTCTATGCCTGGGTTAACGCAACCTGTTCAAGGTGGAATTTCTCCATACAATTCAACCTATGGTTTATCTGCACCAAAAACTGGTATTGATCCAAATACATTTACTCCAATTTATCCTGCCTATAAACCAATGGAAATTCGTGATTATTATTCAAATAATTTAGGATTAGGTGCTGCAAATAACGTTCAACCAAATGTTGACAATGTAAATCCTGCATTAAGTATTTGGGATACTCATGTTCAAGGAGGCCAATAATGGCTATTAATGCAATTGTTCCAGGAACCAATCTTCCTGTTGTACCGCCAAGCGCTTCTTTTAGACAAGAAACTGATGCTGCTTTTCAAAGTGGTGATTCAAAAAATCTTTATTCATTATTGCCAGCAGCCCAAGGAACGTCTTATGTTCCTAAAATTCTTGACGCTGCAAAAATAGTTCAAGACAAAACAGCACCAATTGAGAAGATTTTGCAACAAGCAAATGACAATGGTGGTGTAGGTACGCCTAAAGCAAACATTGCTATTGCTAACGCTATGGAGCAAACATGGGCGCAAAAACAACCTGAAGTTGGATTTATTCAAGGTCTTGCTCAAGGTTTGATGGGTAACCCTAATTGGCGTAAAGCTGCAACACAAGGTGTTATTACTTCTAAACCTATTTTTGACCAAAATGGTCAAGGGGCTACTGGTTTTTACGCTGAAAATTCTATAGAGCCAATTCGTGTTGTTGAATCAGGAACTGGTCGAGAAATTACTCCACAAGAATATGAAAAACGTAATTTTGGTAAGTACACATCATTTGAACAAACCCCTGGTTACATTCAAAACAATGAAATAATTAAGAAAAACGCAGAACAATTTTCTAATGATTTAGAAACTGCTAACATTACCGCTGCTGTAGCAGATACTGTTGCAAAAAATTCAAAAACAATTTACAACGGGTTTTCTCAGATTACCAAAATTCCTGGTACGCAATTAACAAAACCTGAACTTGATGAGTTGCATTCTCTTTCTACAAGAACAGGTGTAAACAGCCAAACTCTTTCTCAAGGAATACAAACTCTTAACTCAGTTACTGATAGTGATTCATTTAGTAGAAGTAAAGCAAATTTAAACAACATTGGTTTTTCGATGGGTCTTCCATCAATTATTGGTTACGATGACAAAAATGGATTTAAATTAGAAAATGGCTCAACCATTAGCAAGAGCAAACTAGAGCAAGAAATGAAAAATGCCAGCAGTAGTGCTGGTCAAGAAAGAGCATTTACTCAAAACAAACAAGCATTAATTGAAAGCAAAGTATACAAAAAACTTCCTTATGAAGCTCAAGTTATTTTAGAAAACAATTTAAATTTGGTTGCTGCAAATGAAAAGCTTAAAAATCAGTATGCTGCTAAATTTGGTTCCAATCCGTTGTTTACAGAAACAGCACCTTGGCAACCTGGACAACCAATGTCTGTTGGTATTGCTAATGCGTTGACAGATGAAAAAAATTCTAGAATTGCTAATCTGTACAGAAGCAAAATTGATGAAGCTCGAAAGCTTGGAATTCCTGATAGAGGTTCCGTGTTTCAAGCAACGTTGAGAGACCCAGAATTAACAAATACTCATGATTTTTACAATAAAAAAATTAATGAAGTAATTCAATCAGACATTCAAAGAAACATTAAAGAAAATGGGCCTGATACAGCTAGTGTAGTAAATACACAAAATATATCAAATGATTTCACATCAAAACCTGCTCCTGTTTTAGCAGCTGTACCAAATGTTATTGCAAAACCACCACCTCAAGTTGCAACACCGTCAGCAAAAACAACTACTACAAAAGCTGCTCCTCCTCAAGTAAAAAACGAACTTTTGAACAAATTGTTTCCTAAAGGCAAATAATCATGGCTGATGAAAATAGTTCATTTGAAGAAAAAATTTCACATCTTCGTAAAAGCGGTGTTTCAGATATTGAAATTGCAAGACATTTATCTGATAGCAATGATCCAGTTGCTAGAGAATGGTCTAATCAAATTAGGCTAGATCAAGTTGAAAAGACTGGTGCAGCAAAGCTTGGTGACAAACAAGAAAATAATGCACCAGCACCAACTTCAACTCCTGAAAACATGAACACTAGTGGTTTTAAAAATTTAGCAAACGTTTTAAACAATGGTGCAAATTGGTACGCTAATTTGCCAATTGAAAAAGAATTAGGATATCCTCTTGCTGCATATTATGGTATTAAAACTGCCAATCTTTTGTATAAAGGAGCAGAAGGAGTTGGTAATTTTGTATATGACACATTACAAGACAAAATAAAAAAGAAGAATCAAGTTAATGCATATCGTGATATTCAAGCGATAAAAAATGCTGCTGCGACTCAAAATCCCGCAGCTTTTAGTGCTGCACCTGGAGCCCCTTCTGCTCCTTCTGGCCCATCTGGAATGCCTCCTGGAGCGCCTCCAGCACCTTCTGGAGCCCGTATTGAACCTCAAATGGAAGCGCCTCCTCCTTTTGCTGGTACAGAGGGGCCACCACCACCAAACGAATTAAACGACATACTTCAAAGGATGGGTACAACACAGGTTGACAATACTGGGGCAACGCCAGAAGCAGCACCTGTTGAAGTAACTGAACCTTTAAGATTGTCTGAATGGGCAAGAGGAATTCAACCTACTTCTGAAACAGGAACGCCTGCTGGAATCACAGAAGAAGGTACCGTTACCCCAAGTGTAGAAGAACAAGCAGCAATAGAACGTTTAACAGGAACTACTGAGCCTACTACAGAAGTAAGTGCTAAAGCTTCTCCTAAGGGCGCTAATGCTCCTGTTAAACCAACTACTAATGTAACGCTTCAACCAACTGGTGAATTGCCTAAACAATTAGCTGAAGTAAAAGGATCAATTCCTCCAAGGGTTCAGACTGCTGCTGCTGCTGTACCTCCTGAAGTTCAAGCTAAATATGCTCCTGAAGGTAAAGTTGTTCTAAAAGGATATGGTTCTGGTGATGTAAGCATTACCAATACTTACGGCAAAAATGCTTATGCAGCCATAGTTGACTACTTTAACAATGGACAACCCATTGGTACAGATGAAAACTATAAGATTGTTCAAGGCAAAATTAACAAGGGAATTCCTTCTGAGTTAGCTCCATTTTTTGCTTCTAAACTTCCTGCATCTGAAGCAGACGCTGGAACTTTTGGTTCAAAAGCACTTGGTGAAAAAATTGGCTATACACCTCAAGGAAAAGTTGTTACTTCTCCAAACGCAATTAAAAATGCAGTAGCCAAAGGTGGTTCTATTGCAATGGTGCTTGCTGTTGCAGATGCTGCTCATGCAGCGGGAGAAGGAGACTACTCAAAAGTAAATTCTTTACCATTAGCTGCTGTTCCAGGAGTAGGAGCAGGGCTTGGTTTATATCACGGTGAGGCTGGTGCTCCAACAATTACTCAAAGGGATGATGCTTTAAAGCGTCCTGAAGTTCGTAAAACATTAGAAACTTTAAAACAAACGTTGTCTCCTGCTGAATATGAAAAAGCAGCACGACAGTATTTGAATAAAGTTGGTTCTTTTTCTGGAATGACAGACAGAGAACGTTTAATGGCAGATATACAATCTCCTTATCGGCAGCTTCCTAGCCGAAACACACTATTACCTGTAGCTCCTCCCCGATAGGAAATATCATGTCACCTGAAGAACGCACTGAATTTATAGCGGAGTTAATGCTCCAATTTAAAGCCGTTAACTCTTTGTCAGATGAAGAACAACGTTGGGTCAGGATGGCTATTGAGAGTGAAGCCCAATCTATAGCTCTTCGTAAAGCAATTATCGAAAAAACGTTAACTGGTCTTGTCTGGATGTTTATCCTTGGGGTTGGTTATGTTCTTCTTGACTTTGCTAAACAGCACGGTTTTAAGTAGCATTCTTGCTTCTGGAGAGAATCCTTGGCCTAACACTCAGCAAAAACTAGTATTGGTATGTAAAGAATTGAAACCCAATCAGGTGATTGGAATAAACGAATTTGTAAAGGATAACAAGGTTTGCCAATGGATACTTAGGACTATAAAGTGATTGATCCAATCTCCATCAGTATTGCCATTGCTACGGCACAGACTGTGGTAGATCAGATCAAGAAGGCTGTTGCTTTAGGTAAAGATGTTAAATCTCTTTACGGTCAATTTAGTGAGTTTTACTCAGCAGCAGACCAGGTTCACGCAGCTTCTACAAAGGTCAGAATAGCCAATATCCAGAAGACAGATGCTCAAATAAACGCAGAGTCTTTAAAAATAGCAATGGCATCTAAGGCTTTGAGAGACCATGAAAGGTACTTGAAAGACCTATTGTTTATGACCGGAAATGCTCCTGTATGGGAAGAGATGATGGCAGAGCGAGTCAGGATGCATAAAGAACGGTCTGACATGGAAAGGGTGATGGAAGAAAGAAAGCAGAAAGACAGGGAAGCTGTTGGTAATACGATTATGAACTTCCTGTTGTTTATTGCTGCTATTGCAATGATTGTCCCCATCGGGGGTTTAGCTTGGGAATTTCTTATTAAAAGGAGTTGATATGGATTGGTTATCACAAATAGCACCTACGATTGCTACGGCATTTGGTGGCCCTTTAGCTGGTATGGCGGTATCGGCAGTCTCTAAAGCCCTTGGAATAGCTCCTGAAGAAGTTCAAAACGTTATTTCTAGCGGCAAGCTGGATGCTTCTCAAGTTGCTGCTATTCAAATGGCAGAACTAGAGCTAAAGAAACAAGCTCAATCTATGAATCTAGATTTTGCTAAATTGATTGCTGAAGACAAGAAATCTGCTCGTGATATGCAGATAGCTACTAAGTCTTGGATTCCTTCTGTAATGGCAGTAGGTGTGACATTGGGATTCTTTGGAATTTTGTTTGGTTTAATGTACGGAAAGATAGACCATGCTCCTCAAATTGACATTATGTTGGG